GAGCGATACCTTAAAAGCATAGGTATTGACGAATTTGAAACTATGGTTGGCATTAGAGCTGATGAGTTGCGTCGCGTCGCCAAGATGCGCGACAGCAAGCTGACTCCGCTTGTTGATGCTGGTGTGGTGCAGGCCGACATCCAAGCGTTTTGGCAAGCGCAACCTTTTGACCTAGACCTGTCATTCCGCAATGGTGTGACTGCCAGCGGAAACTGCGACTTGTGCTTTTTGAAAGGGGCGCACCAAATTCAAAGCCTGATCGCTGAGAAGCCAGAGCGGGCAGATTGGTGGGCGGCGCAAGAAAAAGCTATTGGAGGCACGTTCCGCAGCGACCGTCCAAGTTATGCCGAAATGGCAAGGTATGCCAAGCAGCAAATAGATATGTTTGACCAGGCCGAGGAAGCAATGGCCTGTTTTTGTGGTGACTAAAGAGGAGATATAAGAATGCAAAAACCAAGGAATGACCACCGGCTGCTGGACACACTGATTACTGAGCTCAGAGCTCGCAACGATGCGCACTTGGCTGTCAAGCTGGGCTGGCCGCAGGCATATGTCAGCAAGATAAGAAGCGGCAAGATGGGTGTCACAGCCGAGCGGATCTTAAAGATCCACGACGCGACAGGCTGGGAGATTAAGCGGATCAAGGGGCTGATATGACGACCAAGTTCTGCACCAGCTGCCAATGCACTCGAGAGCTCGAGGGCGGCGTCTACAAGCGCGGCAAGACCACCGCCAGGTGGATCTGCAAGCCTTGCATTGAAAAGCGCTCAGAGAGCCCGTATCGCAACCACAGCGGGCAGATAACGCCAGAGGCGCATGTGCGGAAGCTGGGCTCACAGCTGCGGTGGCCGTGATGTTGCTCGCGCTGATAGGCGTGGTGCTGATGACGATTGGTGGTCTGATCGGATTGGTGGCGATTGCGGTCTGGATGACGCTATGGGTCGGTCTGATTGCTGGAGATGAGGATTGAGCGCCGTGCCTGATAACGTGGTGCAGTTCGCGTTGCCGAAGAAGCCTAAGATCCGCGAGAAGGAACCGATGCCAGACCAGCGCAAGCTGGTTGTGGTGCCGATTCGCGCAGCCACGGATAAGACATTGACCGAGGGAATGTTGCGCACGCTGTTGCTGGTGGCCAGCTATTGCAACCGAGCTGGAATCACATGGGTCGGCCAAGCCAAACTAGCTCAAGACCTGGGAGTTAGCAGGCAGGCGATTACCCGGCAAGTCGGCAAGCTGGTCAAGGCTGGCTACCTCGAGGTGGTCAGCAAAGGCTGGAGAGGCGAGCGAGCCAACAGCATCCGATTGATCTTCGACAAGAGCATTGATGCTGAGACAGCTGTGGCAGTCACCAGCCGGATTGAGGACACCAGGACACCGCTAATGAAGGAGAAACAGATGCAGGACATGACACCAGATCCAGAAGGATTGAAGCGCATCCACGACATGATCAACGGAGTAATTAAGCCAGTTCAACAACCAGCCAAGGAGTATCAAATGCCAAAGTCAGGAGACACAGTCACGGTTGCTAAGATGAAAGAACAGATAGCAAAGAAGAAAGCAAAAGCAGTCAATACGCTACCACCAGAGGTTGCCAATGAAGAGGCAACACATAGGCAACCTAGACCTGTGGATAAGTCCTCTCATAGGCAACATGATCGGCTACATCCAGAGGTTGCACTAAACACAGAAAACATAGGTATAGATAAAGTATTTAGGTTATTTTTAAATAAAGGTTTTAATGTTTTAAGCAACCAAGAATCAATTCAATACATTGCAGATTCAACAACAGTTGCAGAACTGGAAACACTGATGGATAAGTTGTCAGAACGCTATGCAGCTGAAGGTTTGCCGCTGCCGACCGATGGCGCACTGCTGGCCAACGACCTGATCATGCTGCAGTCGGATGAGCTGACAGCACGGCATGGCATTTAAACGCGTTCTAAGGTACCTACAAGGCGCGATCGGGGTGCGGGTAATAGGCAGACATGGGTGGACAGGGAAAACGGCTCTACGGGGCTGTAATCCAAGGTGTTCAAAAGACTAAACGAACGTATGGTGTTTTGACATGTCCAGAAGGCGGGGGGGGGTCGACAACGTGTCAGGGTTTGAGCGCAGGCGGCACGACCTGGCTGCAGGATCGATTGCATTATCGATCTGGCATCATACGTTGTCAAAAAGGCACCCTTTGCCCCCCGCCCCGTCATAAGCGCTAGCGGGTGTCCTCCACAATTTTTCCCCACTTTTTTGTCTGGTGGGTTTTTTGCAACAACTTAGGAGATTAACAACATGGGATGGGAACATAAGCCTAATCACGGCAGCGTATTTCCGAACGAGGAGAAGAAGGAGGATTGGCATGGCGACTACCGCGGTAACATAATGTTGCCGGATGGCAAGATACATTGGTTGGACGTTAGCCATGCGACTAGCAAGGATGGCAGGCCTTACTTGAAGATCAAGATCGGCAAGGTGAAGTCGATTGCTGCGCCACCGCTGTCTTCGCACAACCAGGCCAAGGGCAATGGCTTCCAGCCGCAGGCTGACGAAGAGATACCTTTCTGATGCCAGCCAAGAAACAATCCAACGTAGTACCGCCCCTAACCAACTGGGGTGGTACTCGCTCGATCCAGCGCCGGTTGGAACGCTCAAACACCCTGATCCAGAACCGTGAGGCGGTGTCTTATGCCTTGCTGTGCATGGCCAATACCAAGATCACGGACATCATGACCTGGGATGAGGATGGCCAGGTCAAGGTCAAGGCTGCGCACCAGATCCCTGAACACGCCTTGCAGGCGATTAAGAAGGTATCGGTCAGAACTGACAAGGAAGGCAACAGTTTCTTGGACATCGAGCTGTACGATAAGGTCGGTGTGCTGCGGCTGCTGGCCAAGGCTTCTGGCCTGCTGGACAACCCTGACGAGAATGACAAGCCTAGCGTAATTGATGTCAACGTGGTCGCGCCACAGAGAGGGGAGCAATGAAGACACCTAAAGAATTGGATGTATTGCGCCGTGCCGTTTGGTTTGAAGACACGCCAGATCTGGTGGCAGAGCTGCAAGGTCTTGGGTTCCCGCAGTATGCGCGGCACCTGCACCGGATGCACATCTACCATAAAGCCCTGATTGCTGAGATCAGGAAACTGCGCCGAGAACTAAAGGCCAAATGAGTCTCTGGAGGAAACGTGGCAAAAACGAAAGAGCAGTCCAGCAAGACGGTGTCGAGCGAGGGTCTGAGGTTCGACTTCAGCGAGAGCCCGGTCATCTACGACTTCTTCCAGAGCAACGCCTTCGTCCAGGGCGTGATGGGGCCAGTGGGCTCCGGCAAGAGCTACGGTTGCGCGGCAAAGATCTTCAAGAAGGCGATTCAACAGAAGCCCAGCCCGATTGATAACATCCGGTATTCGCGCTGGGCGGTGGTGCGAAACAGCTACCCCATGCTAAAAACCACCACCATCAAGACCTGGCTCGACCTGTTCCCCGAATCCACCTTCGGGCCGATGATGCACACTCCACCCATCACCCACCATATCCGACTGCCAGCTCGCGGTGAGGCTGCAGGCATCGATATGGAAGTCATTTTCTTGGCGTTAGACCAGCCAAAAGACGTTAGAAAGCTGCTTTCGCTTGAGCTCACTGGCGCGTGGGTCAACGAAGCGCGAGAACTGCCCAAGGCGGTCATTGATGGCCTGACCCACCGGGTCGGACGCTACCCAACCAAGCGCGATGGCGGTGCTACATGGCACGGTATCTGGATGGATACCAACCCAACTGATGACGATCACTGGTGGCACAAGATGGCCGTCAAGGAAAAGATGACCGGCCAGTACGCTTGGAAGTTTTGGCAGCAGCCTGGTGGCGTGATTGAGGTCGATCCTGACCAACTGCCTGACAATCCCGAGGCTAACGACCATATATTTGCCGCTGGCAAGTGGTGGAAGGTCAACCCAAAGGCCGAGAACATCAATAACCTGCCAGGCGGCTACTACCAGCAAATGCTGCTGGGTAAAAACTTGGATTGGATCAAGTGTTACGCAGGCGGTCTGTACACCTACGTCCAAGAAGGCAGACCCGTCTGGCCTGAATATGACGATTCCACCATGTCGGGTGAAACCGATCTGTCGCTTGATGTGCCGATTCAGGTCGGGCTCGACTTCGGATTGACCCCAGCTGCCACCATTGGCCAGCGTTTACCCAACGGTCGCTGGGTGATCCACCATGAAATCGTAACATTTGACATGGGGCTTGAGCGATTCGGTATGCAACTGCTAGCCGAGCTCAATGCGCGATACCCACAGCACCAGGTCATGATTTGGGGCGACCCTGCCGGTATGGCGCGTGATGCTATCTACGAGGTAACAGCCTTTGATTTCCTGCGCACACTGGGGCTGAAGGCTCAACCTACTGCCAGCAACGACTTCAAGGTACGCCGAGAAGCCTCTGCAGCGCCCATGCAGCGCCTAATCGACGGCAAGCCAGGGCTGATCGTCAACCGCAACTGCAAGCTATTGCGCAAAGCTCTGGCCGGTGGCTACCACTTCAAGCGCGTGGCGGTCGGCGCAGGGCAAGAACGGTTCCGAGATGCGCCCAACAAGAACGAACACTCGCACATTGGCGACTCATTCGGGTATCTGATGCTCGGTGGCGG